ATAGCCGAGCAGTGGCGGCGATGCTTCTGTAGCTGGCAATCTTGCTTCCAGCATCGTTGCCCTTGGCGATTGCAGTGTTGTATCGTTCAGCATCTGCCTTGGCGACAGACTCTGCCTCTGCCCTCTTTGCGGCAGCATCTGCATCAATTTGCGCTGCCGTGGGAATTCTTCCCGGCGCAGCAGCCCCTTGGACGGCCCCTGGAGCAGCCCCAGGAGTGGCGCCAGGAGCGGCACCGGAAGGCCTTACAGCAGGCTGCGCTGAGAAGTTTTGTTGCAGCCATTGATTTGCCAAGCCACGCGCACGCGCTCTTTGATACTCCTCAAACTGAGCGGGGCGCATTGATAGCTTGCCGCCGATCTCAGGGATGAAAAATTCAGAAGGAGTCTGTTGGGCGGCTGCCGCCTCACTAGACAGTTGCTGCGTGGTCGGTGGCGGCTGATTTTTTGTGACGAAGCCAGCCAACCATTGCTCAACATTACCCTCTCTCTTTGATTTTTGGTATTCCTGAAATTGACTTGGCGTAAGTTTCAAATTTCCTCGAAACTCAGGAATGAAATAATCAGACGCGGTTTCCTGCGCCTGGACTGCTTGTTGAGCCAATCGCTGAGTTGTAGGAGCCTGACCTCCCTGTTGACCGACAAAGTTGGTTACCCACTCTTGGCCTTTGCCTTGAGCCTTCGCCTCACGATACTTGGCGTTCTCTGAAGGCGTCATCCTCAGATAACCATTAACTTCAGGAATCAGAAAGTCCTGCGGGGCTTCTGTTCTTGCCGCTAGAGCGCCAGCAGTTGGCGCCGATGCTCCTCCAGACACAGGGCGCCCGAAAAAGCTCTCCACCCATTTGGCGCCTTCTCCTGCCCTGCGTGCCTTCAGGTAGTCTTCGTATTGACCAGGGGTCATCTTGACGTAATCATTGACCTCTGGAATCAAGAATTCGCTTGCTGCTTGCTTCTTTCGTTCCGCTTCAGCAGCCAGCATTTCCTGAGTGACGTACTCAACCTTGCCCGGCTCGCCCCCATAGAATGAATCAAGCCACTGCCTGGAATTGCCTTGGCTCCTGGCTGTTTGATAGTCAGCGTGCTGGCTCGGAGTCATCAGCACCGTGCCGCGAGCCTCTGGGATGAAGTAGCCAGAAGCGGTCTGACCCGGAGGAATCGCTGTGATGTACCTGCCTTCAACCGTGTCAAACACGGTTCCGTTCATTGCAACTTTGTAGCGGTCAGCATTAAACTTTGCCGCATCCATGAGCATTTTGGCAAGGTCTTTTTGATCAGGATACGCAGCAGCAAAAGCAAGAGCATCCCGCTCCGTGATGTTGCGCTGACCTCCAGCAGACGGCTGACCAGCAGCCTGCCTGGGCGCTACAACATCTCCTGTGTCGCCAGCAACGGTTCTAAGTCCTGTGCTTGTGGCGCCTGGAAATTCTTCGCCTTCTTCGCCTTCTCCAGCCGGTTGAGCAGCAGATCGCTGGCCTCCTAGAAGTCCTCGAAACGCCTCCTGGCCCCTGATCTTAGATGCCTGCTCACGAGCGCCCTGAGCCACTTGCAAGCGCAACTGCGAGATATCAATGTCTTCCTTCTGACGCTGCGCCTCGGCTGCTCCTACCCTCTGGGCTACGTTGCCAAGAGCTTCGCCAAATGTTCCCGTCTGACCGGGGGTCAAGAATCCTTGAGCCATAGCTAGCAGAACCGGATCAAAAAGCCGATTCTTGCGCGTATCAAGACGCTGCATCAATTCAGTGAGCGCCTGTTGATATTTTTGCTCGGCATCATCGCCAGCACTGACGTTGGGTTTCAACGCTGTAGTCAAAGGACTGGTCGCCATCTTTAGAACTCCCAGGCGTAATCAGAATCTGTTGGCAACGTAATACTGCTTGAGTTATTCAACTGATTGAGGGCGTTGTTTATAGCGTCTTGTTCCGCTGGTGATGCGCCGCCATATGCCACATCATTAGAGGCTCCTTCAGTTCCATAATAACCACCGCCGCCTCCACCGCCGCCCGTAAACGCCTTTGCAATCCCAGAACCAAGCTGTCCGAGCAGAGAGCCTTGTCCTGCACTTCCAAGCAAGCTGCCGATACCCAGGATCGATTGCAACGGAGACATGGAATACAGGCCCGCCTTTGGGCCTTTGAAGGTCTCGGTCGTGGTGACCGGCACTTGATAGCCGCGCATCAGAGCAGCAGCGTTGGCTGCTTGTTTCAGCGGGGCGTCCATCACAGACTGCTGATATGCCTGTCGCTCTGCCCCTGCCTTCGTCAAGGCTCCTGCACCAGTAAGGCCAAGGCTTTGCTCCCTTGCTGCGATGTCTGATCCAACTTCCGCGGCTCTTTGCTGAAGACCAGCCTCTTGCATCGCGGCATCAAGAGCCTGCTTGTAGCCAGCAGACAGCGCCCCATACTGTTGTCCCGTCAGGTTTGACTGCACATCAGCAAGAGACTGCCCAAGAGCATTTGCGTACCGCTGACTTCCAAGTCCACCACTGCCAACAAACCCAGCCTTCATTGAGGGCAGCAGATTGCGCTGCACGTTCTGCTGCGCCAGACGCTCCATTTCATTGACCACGTTCGTCGTGTACGGGTTCAGGAAATTGGAGATGTCTTGCGACGAGATGCCGGAGCCTTGTGCAAGATTCGATTGCGCCGTTTGCAGGCCCGGTTTGTAGGCGTCAGCAGCCGACTCAAACTTTCCGTAACCGGAGGTTTGCAGCGGGTCATACCCGGCCACAAGTTGCTCTCCGGTCTTGAGCGTCCCCTTGCCGGTCGTGCTGTCAAAGGTGCCGGGTTGGTAGAGAGAAGACTGACCAGCCTGCGCCAGACCAGACAAGTAGTCGGAAAAATAACCCGGCGCTTCAGTCTTCGCAGTTGTTGTCTGCGTTACATCTGGAAGCGGGCTGCCTGATGTCAAGCTCATTTTGCTCTCCTTTTATTGCGGGACTTTTTCAGAAAATCCAGAGGAGACTTGATCTCTGGAGGCAAATCTTTTGGACGGGCCGATCTTGCGTGTTTTCTGATGCTGTGCATCATGTCATACAGCGCATCCGATCCAGCCTTCGTAGAACCATTTCCAATGGCCGCAACGACATCGGCGGGGAAGACGAATTCGCCATCAGCAAGCATCGCCGGGATGTCGTCGGACTGACCGTCACCAGGGCCGGTTACAGCATCACCGCGGCGAAAATCAACTCGCATCTTGCCGCCAGCGGCCATCAAGGGAGAGGGCATTCCACCGCCAGCATATTTGCCGTACCGAGTGCCCGTGTGGCCTCCAGCGGCCATCAAAGGAGTCGCCAAGCCGCCACTAGCAAAAAATTGCGGGAATGATGATTCTTGAGTGTTGTCTTGACCCAGAATCTGGTCAAGAGACGTTTCGTTGCCGTAACTGTAGTATTGCGACATATCGCTGCCTTCCTGGCGATTTGCTGTATTGTCGGGCATATTTGGCGCTCCTTCAACTTCCTGTTGGAACTCTTCCAAGAGTCCTTTAAATCCCGTGTCCCCGCCCTTGCTCGTCAAATACTTGGCCGTCAAAGGTTTGGACGCTTCTTCGGTTCCTGGCATAACGCCACCAAGAGCCGCCAGCCCAGCCGCCCCAGTCATGCCGCCAAGGACTCCAGCCCCGGTGGACATCCGAGACCGAGCAGCGGCCTTTTCTGCCTCTTCTCTGGCTTTTCTCTCTGCTTCCTGTTTGGCAGCCTCATCTGCCGCCCTTTGAGCTTCCAATTCTGCTCGTATCGCAGCTTGACCAGTTTCGTACTGTTGCTTAAGGGTTGTCTCGGTTTGGTTGATTTGACTCAACAAGGTTTCTCTTGTTGACCCCAGGCCCGCAGCAACTTCTTCAACAGACTTTGAAATTGCTTGATCTCGCGTCAAGCCTGCCGCTTCGTTTGCAGTGATGCGATCAGTCAGGCTCTTGTTGAGATCGCTGATCTCTTGTTCTGTTTTCTTCTGGCCTGCTGTAATTTGTTCGCCCAAACCAGTTTGAACCCCGGCGATGGCGTTTTCTAGAGTAACCCCCTGCTGAACCCTGGCTCTCGTCTCCTGCTGCTGGGCAGCGGTCATCTGAGCAAAAGAGTTTTGAGTTGCAGTGTCGGACGCAGCCAGTTTGCTCTGGAAGTCTTGCGAGAGCGACTCTAAGCCTCCGGTGATCTTCTGCTCAGTAGCCTGTTGAGATGCGGCAATTGCAGCCTGCAAATCCTGTCCTAGTTGCACTCGTGACTGAGTCTCCGCTTTCTGCGTGGCATCCATGTTCGCAAAAGCGGCTTGTGTTGCTGCATCAGACGCCGCCAGCTTGTTCTGGAAGTCCTGAGACAAGGAAGCAAGCCCGCCAGTGATTTGCTCACCGAGGCTCGTCTGAACGCCAGAAATCGCTGTCTGTAGGTCTTGGCCCTGCTGAATCCTTGCCGCTACTTCTTCTTTCTGGGCAGCAGTCATGTCAGCAAAGGCTTGCTGTGTTTGTGCGCTTTGCTGCGCCAATTGGGTTTGCAGCGCAGTTTGAACATCAGAAATTTGTTGCTGAGACTGCTGGGCAACAGTGTTGATAGACCCCTGCAAATCCTTGGTGGTCTGAGCAAGTTGTAAGGCTTGCGCTTTCTGCGCCTCAGTCATCTCATTGAATTTAGCCTGTGTGGCGGCATCCAATTGAGCAATTTGCTCTTGAGTCTGAGCCTGTCCTGTTGCAAGTTGCTGCTGGAGTCCAGCCTCGGTCTGGCCGATTTGAGCCAGCAAAGCATCTTTGGTTGTGCCAACGCTTGCTGCAACATCCTGAATTGCCTTGCTGGTGGCTTCGTCTCTACTCAAGCCAGCAGCTTCGTTTGCTGCGATCTGAGCAGTCAAGGAATCCTTGACACTTGCAATTTGCTGCGCTGTCTGCTGTTGTCCAGCCTCAATCTGTTGAGCGGTTTGCTGTGCCACCGCATTGATGGAGCCTTGCAGGTCTTTCGTTGTCTCCGCAAGCTGCAACGCTTGATCTTTCTGAGCGTCAGACAATTGATCAAATTTTGCCTTTGTAGCAGCATCAAGTTGAGCAATTTGAGTCTGAGTCTGGGTCTGTCCAGCAGTGATCTGAGCGTTTTGTGCCGTAATCGCATCTTCCAACGCTTTTTGATATGTCTCTCCCTGCTTGGTCAGTTGATCAACCAAAGACTTGCCTTGATCGGTCAATTGAGATTCAAGTTTTTCAATTTGTTCTGCTGTTTTTATTTGACGCTGCAAGTCACCAGTCTGATACTGCTGAACAATCGTCTCAGGAGTTCTGCCAATGAGCGCCAACAAATCTGTGTTCGACTGACCAACACTGCTTGCAATGTCAGTGACGGCCTTTTCTATGGCCGCCGCCTCATCCATTCCAGCAATCTTGTTGTTCTCAATATTCTTTAGAATTTCAGCTTCAACAAAATTTGGCTCTTCAAATATCTTGACGGCAGTGTCAGCTCTTCCCTGAAGAAGAGCTTGATCGTATTGACCGGCCAAAAAGTTGATCTGCTCTTGCGTTGGGTTCTCAATCCCCGCTTGCACCAGTGATTCTTTGGCTTCTTCTCTATTGACGGCCTTTGCATCTGCGTAGTCAGACACGGCGCTTGCAATTTCTGTTGGAATTGCTGTTGCGTTTTGACTGATCAGATTGTCAATTTCTTCAGGATTTGCTTTATAACCCTGAGACTCCAACTGCTCGGCAATTTCTTGACGAACATCTGTGCCCGTCAATGTCTTGTTGGTGATCAGACTTGCGTCAACAGGAGTAAATCCGTTTGCTTGAAGGATGACTGACAGATTATCGAATGCCTGTTTGACATCACTTCCCTCAAGAATTTGAGGAGCCGCTTGGTTTGCAATGGAGCCTGAGAACTCAGCAGGTACGCCAGAGTTCTCTAGAGATGTTTTTATTGCGCTTTGCGTCGCATCCAAGGCGATCAAATTCTGCAATTGATAGACTTCACTTGCGCTCAAGTTCGCATTCAAAAGCGCCGTTGAGAGCTTTTCAACAGCATCGGGAATGTTGTAGCTCTCTACTTTGTTTCCGCTTTGCGTTTGAGTTTTTACGTCATCAATCGCCTTTTGAAAGTTTGTTTTTGCCTCGTCTATTTGTGCATCTGTAAGGCCAGCATCCTTGGCAATAGCAATTGCTGTGCTTGGGCTGCCAGTGGTTGAAACTTGCACAAGACCAGTAATAACCCCGCTACCAATAAGCGCCTGAACCGCCGTCGCTCCAACGTCTTTGTCCCAAGCATTGCCTGCTGCAATATTGCCGATGACTTTGCCTGAAACTTCTTCCGCAAGCTCGGAAGACATTTCACCTTTAAGAGCAGTCGAAAGACTGTTTTTTGCAATTGCTTGAGCAGCGATGGCGCTTTCGTTGGAAAGTGCGCCAGGAATGAATTTGTTAGCAACAACAGAAGTCAAAGCAGCGCCAGCCCAGGCAGCCCTTGCTGAATTGATGGCTTCTTCTGGTGGCTTGCCGTTCTTGATTGCGTCTTTGTATGCCTCATCGGCCACGCTTGCTCCTTGAGCAGCAGCCATCGTTCCAATTGCTGCGGCCTGCTGAGTGCTTAGGCCCGCCCCCAACGCTCTGGCCGTTGCCATAGCGCCGCCGCCAAGAAACAAATTTGCGCCTTGCTGTGCAATGAATTCTGCCGTTTGCAGAGGGTTCAATCCAAATTGCTTTCCTGCCTCTACAGCTTGAGCAAAAATTCCCTCGTTCCCAGCCTTTGCAATAGCTGAGTTCATCAAAGCTCTGTTGTTTAGAAATTCCTTGTTTTGATACCCATCAATGACGGCCTTCATTTCGGCTGCCGTTTTTGTGGCCCAGTTGTTCATATCAACCAAACCAGTCAACCCGCCCAAAACACCAACTTGATTGAGAAGTTCCCAGCCGCCTTTATTGATGCCAGAAGTTACATATTTGAAAGCGTCAAATGTCTTTCCAAACGACTCTTTGAGAGAAGCAGCCAGTCTTTCTGCTGTTGACCCAGATGCGTCAGGGTTGATATTTTTTACTTCGCCGCTGATAAGTTTTCCATTCGAGTCCCAAACTCGATTGTCTTGAACAATATTTCCGGTGCTTTTGTCGTAAAAAACATCGTTAACAATGCCGGGATTCCCAGTTCTTGTGTACGCACCCTCTCCCGTGTAGGCTGGCATCAGGTCAATGCGCTTTTGATCTGCAACTGCCTGTTCTTTCTCGTTGTTGGTGCTGAATGTTTTCGTCTCTCCCGTGACTGGATTTCTCCACTCAAAGTTCTTTCCTGCCCCGAGATCAGCCCTAGCGGCCTTGTACGCCTCGCCAAAGTTGGCAAAGAAGTCATACGGGTTTTGCGTTGGCGCCGCCGTGTTCAACTTGTACTCAGAGCCACCAAAGCTGAAGTTGGAATAGCCCAGCGACTTGGCAAGCGCAGCAGCCTCTTGCACCGAGTCGGCGCGAGAGTTGGAGATGTTGAGATTGTCAGACTTATTGAATGCCTCACCAAACCCAACATTCGGCGTTGCGGGGTTGAAATCCCAAGACTTCATGATGTCGGCAACACGCTCAGGGGTAGCCGGGACGCCGCGGTCTTGCAGCATCTGGACAATCTTGTCTTCTTCAGTCTTGCCGCTGATGAATTCCTGATACTTCTGCGGAGAAGTGATTTCGTAGCCAGCAGCAGCCTGCTTCTCGCCCAGGCTGCTCCAACCTTCTTGGACAGCCCTGTATTCGTTTATGTTGTTGCCAAAACGGGTTTGGGTTTCGTAGTCAGGAAAGCCCGCGGCCTTTGCGGCATCTTGATTCTTGACCTCAACAACATGAGTGTTCCAAACAGTTGGGTTCCTGAATCCAGCGTCTTCTGCCTGCTGTTTCTCGGCGTAGTCTGTCCAGCCTTCTTTTTTGGCGTAAAAATCATTAGAAGTTTGACCGCCAGCAGATTGATAATCTTGGTAGTTTATAAATCCATTGTTGACGGCGGTTTGTTGATTGTTAACGTATGTATTCCATTGGCTCGGATTGCTATATCCGTTTGCTTGAGCATTTAATTGCTGTGCGTAATCCTGCCAGCCTTGCTGCTTGGCATAAAAGTCGTTCGGAGAAATATTTCCAGCAGCCGTATAGTCTGCGTAATTCCTGAATCCGACCTCTTTTGCAAACTGCTCGTTGTTGTTGTCTGCAACAAGTTTGCTGACCGTTCCAAGAATATCGCCGCTTGCTGCAAAACTTTTTAGTTGATCTTCTGTTGGATCAACACCAAATTCTGCTCTGTATTGATCACGCGCAGAAACAAAATTGTTGATTTGTGTTTGAACAAGAGCGGCATTACTTGTTTCTACTTCGTTGAATTCAGCTACTGATTTTTCAAGATTGTTTTTTGCCTCTACGAGTTTTTCACCAAGAGGCTCAACTTGACTTTTTAAACTATCAAGCTCATTTTTGATAGGCTGAATAGACCCAACGACAGTTTCCGTGTACGGAACCTGAACTTCTACCGGAACCGTAATCGTGCCGGCGTCATAATGAGATTCTGTCCGGGATTGTGTTTCAGTTTTATATTTCGTAACCTCTCCACCAAGTATTTGCGTTTGTAAATTTTTAAAGTCGGTAGCCTCTCTCTCAATCCGACCGTTGAGGGCCATTGCTTGATCATAAATTGCCTGTTTTTCGGTCGTTACATTGGCGCCAGCTCTTTGCCACTGATATCCACCAGGAATTTCCCATGTAATATATTGTCCATCATCATTATATCCGCTTGCCTGTCTGGCTGGAACCCAAACCTGTTTTGCGTAAAAATCCCCTTCATAATTTCCATCCCCGTCATATCCACCTCCGATCAAGGTATAACCTTGACTCGTCATATGTGAATCATAATTATTATATTTGTTTGCTAAATCATCGTACTGACTTGCCAGGGTTTCAATTTGAGAGTATTTGTCTTGCAGCGGCTTTATTTGTTGGTTGTACTGAGCAGCCAGAGATTCCTGTTTTGCAAGGTTATTTTGATAATCTGCCTCGCTTGCTCTAAACTGTTGATCTGCTGAACTGAGTTTTGAGCTTGTATCCCTTATTTGTCTTCCAACCAATTCTCCTGCTGTGCTTACAAAAGAATTTAAAACAGAAAGACCGATGGCATCTGGATTACCACCAGAGGCGATTGTTGCCCCAATCGCTGATTTGACAGCCCTTTGCAGCGCGGCCTCTGCGTTGTTTGTAGGATTTGAAAGAGCGGGGACATCTCTTACTAATCTTTCTACGCCGAGGCCAATTCCTGCCGACATTCCAGCAGTCAAACCACCCTTCAAAAGCGCATTAATAGGGTCTTTGCCAGATAGCAAAGCAGATGTTCCTGAAGTAATGGCTCCAGCAGATGCGCTGCCAATGATTTGCCCCATTGCCTTAGCAATTGACGCCTCTGTGCCACTTGCAATCGCAGAAGAACTGACCGATTGTGCTACCGATTGAGCTATCGATGATCCAGCATATGATGTGATGCCGCCAATCACAGCGGATTTCAAAACATCGCTTGCTTTGCCGCCTTGTACTGCCGTCGCAGCCGCAGAAAACGCTCCAGCACCTATAGCTGCCGCAGCAGCAGAACTGATAGTACCGGCAGCCAAAGACGCCGCAACCCCGCCAGTTGCAACAGAAAGCCCAGCAATTCCAGCCAACCCCGCACCAATCGCTGTAAAAGCGCCTGATGCACCTAATGCAACCGCAATAAATGGTATTGCTGGCATTTACAACTCCACCACAAAGACGTTGAGCTTTTTGCCCTCTACTTCAGCCTTGTATTGCTTGATGTCAAGGTTAACCATCTTTGCAAGTTTTTTGAACTTTTCATCTTCAGAATATGTGTAGGCTGTGGTGACGCCAATATTCTTTAAATACTTGGAGAGATTGACGAAATCTTTTGCCAAATCCCTTGGCTGTTTTTCTTCTCCGATGGTGTGGACTTCAACCACACCCTTTCCACGAACCATGACGAGAAACAATACGTTGCCAAGATGGACGAGCTTCGCGCCCTCATCTTGCAAAATTCTGGCAAGCCCGTTCAGCATGGCCTGGGCCTGCTCTTCTGTTTTTGTGGCTTTACGAAAGTAGTTGGTCGCTATCTTGACGACAGCATCTTGATCAACTGCGTAGTCTTGTTGCATATCAAACCCGTTGATTTACTGCATTGACCAAAGATTGTGCCCACAATTGCCAGTCATCGAACAGTGCTGGATTGGGGATGGCTTCATTGGTGAAGATGTCAATCGCCAAAAGTCCTTGGCCCCAAAGTTTCCAATCTGTCCTCTCGTTTGGAATCTCAAGCTGCTGCGCTGCATAAGCCTCAACCATAAGGCTGGCCCAAGAATCAAACGTATGCCCTCGCGGATCATAGACCAGAGCAAGGGTCATTAGAAGCCCCTGACATCGCCAAAATCAGCACTGATGATCACGCGGCCCATCTGGTAGTCACCGTCCTGAACATTGCTCCTGAAAATCAATCGCAGTTCCCTGCGCTGCTCTCTCATGTCAATCTTCCCCGTTCCGGACAGGAAATTGTAGGGCTGGCTCGTTACATCCTCTTTTTGTGCATACGGTCGTCCAGTCACATAGACTTCCATCTCGCCCGATTGCAGAAAATCGGGTTCAATCCTCTCAACCCGCACCCAATTGTTTTGACCGACCATAGCAGACTCGCTTGGGCCTCCAGCCACCCAACCAAGATCAGATGTCTCAAAATATGATTCAACTGCATTTTGGTTTTGCCCTTTCACTTCGTCGGTTCCGTATTCGTGCTGCCATAGGCTGATCAAGCCAGCAGGCGTCTCAAACGTAACCGTCTGCGTTGTTGTGGCCGTTGCGTTGGCGGTCATGGTGATGACCTGAGTCCAGATGGTGTCAATCTCAATGCTGAACCCAGCACCGCCACCGCCGCCAAGATCAGCATCATCGGCGCTCAAAACATCTCCCACTTGATACGTTGCGCCTGGGTTGACGATGGTCACCACAGTGATAGCACCGCCCGATACAGTGATATCGGCAGTCGCGCCAAACCCATTGCCTCCGGTCAACGGAACATCGGTGTACGACCCGTTTGTGTAGCCAGAACCGCCGACGAGGTTGGTCAGCGCATCAATACCGCTCGATGTGAGCGTTGCTATCTTTGTCCCCGTAGGGATGTTGGTTGCCGTGATCGTCTGATTTGGATCAAGGCCGATGATTTGGGTGGCCGAAAACAAATATGGAGACCCAGACACCAGATCAAACGATCCTGAATAGACGGTTTGAGCGACTGTTTCGTCCCATCCAGACATGATGGGGTAGCTGATCACCTGAGAGAAATAACCAGCCGACCTGCTGGCGCCCAGGGCTTGACCAGCGTCATACCAAGTGTTCTCTCGGGTGTTGAAGATGATGGCATCGTTGCACTCCGTAGAATCTCCACGGGGATAGAACCACCAGACCTCGCCGTACCGAGGAACCTTGGTTGCCCACACTTTTTGACGCTGAGAATAGTTCAGGTTGTCAAAAAAGTAGTTCTGGTTCATGTTGTTCGGTATTTCCTTGACAACGCCGTTGTACATCAGGAAACGATCCGTACCGCACCAGTAATAGATGCCGTCATATTCAATGACCGACTGGCTGGAGAGGATGGACGATTGGCTCGAAATCAGGTCATAGCGCCAGTATTGAGGGGGCGATCCAGTACCACCGATGAAAGAGACACGGATAAGGCTGTCCAGGCTCCAGAACAGCCCAGAAGGTGCGTTTGAGCCACCTCGAACCGGCAGACCCTTGACGATCTTTCCGCTGGCTACGTTGGTCTCGTTTGCGTCGGCAGAAACCCAGTCCTGAGCATTTCCAGCCGAGCAGTTCTTGATCAACCCATTGTTGCCATAAACAAAGATGTACGGGTGCATCACCACCACACCACCAGAGACGCTGACGTTGTTGTTGAACGTGGCAACCACCGTGCTGGCCGGTACGGCGTTGGACAAGACAATAGATGTCCCAGAAACGCTCACAACCGTGGTGTTGGCAGGTATGCCAGAGCCGGTGACCGTCTGACCCGCCCCGATCAGCAAATTGGCCGTGGCCGTCGTCACCGTTGTAGTCCCGGTGGCCGTGATCGTGTCAGTGAAGACGCCGATCTGGCTCATGGTCGTACCGCTGATGTCTCCTATCAGAACAGGAGAATTTGCTGATGCATCAATCTGAGCGATGTTCCTGCCAGGGTGAGCTACAAGCGATGCAATTCCTGCCCCAGATACATCATAGAACCCGTCAAACTGCCACAGGTTCAAGGGGCTGGCAGTAAAGTTTGAAAGCGTGAAACTCGCAACACCAGCGCCAACGCCATTGTTGTCAATCTCAAGCCTTTGTAGACCGTCAGAATAGCCGCTAAAAACGCTGTTGAAGCCGTTTTTGGGGTCAATCCAGATGCCCCTCGAAGGGCCATTCAGTTGGCCGGAAATCTCTCTGTAGCCACCGATTTTTCTAGGCCGCCCACGCTGGAAACGCACCCAGCGGCCATCGTTGTAGAACAGCTTGTCAAAAACTGTTCCATCACGCTGAATGCCGGGTTTTGTGTCAAGGGCAAAGACCTTTTCTGTCATGGGAACACCCCACCGGATACGCCGCCTGTGAAGTTTCCGCTTCCATTGATTTCAAGTCCAGTTGCGTTCAAAATAAATCTATTGACGCCAAGAATTGAAATATCAAACTGTCCGGCAGCGCCTCGATATATACCAGTTGTTGGCTCGCTTCCAAAGTTAAGTGCCGGGGCACCAACAGTGCCATCGATCAAACTGATAGATGAAGAGCCAGCCAAAATGGTATTGGCGTTAAAAATATTTACGGAATCGCAAACCAAAGTAGCTTGCTGACCAGCGGGAATTATTGCGACAGAAGCGCCGGACACTGCCGTTCTGATCGTGACGGTGTAGTTGTTAACCGTTCCATCAGTCGAGTTCTGAATGTAATAAACCTGAATCGTCTCTGGAACGACGATGACCACATTTCCGCTCAAAGTGCCAGTGAACTTCATGATCACATTGGACGCTTCATTCGAGGTCAATGTATACGTTCCGTTGGTGACGGGGTAAGTCAACTGCGTGAAGTTGAACTGCGTTGCCCGCCCAAGGCCAACAGAGTAGTATGCAGACCCAGAGCAAACGATGATGCACGAATCACCAGCTTGCAAGCCCACAGTTGTAGAGCCGTTGAAAAGGTCTCCACCAGTCGTCGAAACAGTCAGCGTTCCGTTGCCAGAGTTTCTCAGCAACATAAACCAGTTGTTGCCAAGAGATGAAGAAGAGGGAAGCGTAAACGTACCTGCGCCACCAACCCACACATAGGACTGTGCGCGGAAAGCATCTGTGGCCGTTGTGTTGGACGCAAAGGTTGTGACCGGATGGCTTGCATTGAGCGTGTTGCTCAGGGCCAGAAGACCGTATCCAGCAAGGGTCGCCGCATCGACGTTGGATGTCCCCACGCCGAACGCAATGACCCCCCAAGAGCCAGACGCATTTGGGTTGTCTTCAATGTAGATGTACCGAGCTTGGCTTGGCGCCACCGTAACGATGGCCGCTTGATCGTTGAACGTCCTGACATCAAACGAGTTTGCTCCGACGTTGCGAATCAGCGCATCCTGGCCGACAGACGCCTGATTTGCGGGGGGCATCCACAACTCAAGACCCGGAGCCGTCGCTGTGACCTCCATGATCCTGGCCGTGTAGTCTCCGTCAACATTTCCGTTGATGGGCCATGCCAACTGAGTGTTAGCAGACAAAGTGATGGAGCGGAACGAAACATCCGTTGGCTGGATGACGTTTCCTGTAAATGGGCTGTTGTAACTCATGAATCCACCGCTATGGTTTGACGGTCAGCAATCCGCAGTTTGTCTTCAGCAGTCAGGATGTCCATCGCCTGCTGATACATTGACTGCCAAAGTTGAACCCGGTTATCGTTTTTGAGGAACGGCATCGCCTGCAAGAGTGAGCCGTACAGAAGCGCCTGGGGCGCATACTGGGTGAACCAGTTTGATTGATTGCTGGAGTCCAATGGTTGTGGCCGCTCGTAATACAGCACTTCGTAGGAATACGCCTCATCGGGCGTAGGCGCAATCAACCAGTGCGTGTAGTCGTAATCGCAATAGAAGATCGGTTTGTCCGTGTCCGTTGCGTCAGGCCAATATGAGCGCACATACTCATACTTTCGCAGCAGAATAGGCTCACGCCTTCCATCAACCACCACGTTCATGGAAACAGTTTTTCGCCATCTTGCTGGCTTTTCAATGATCGGCTGAGTTGCGACCATCGTGCTTTGAGCAACCATCAGATTGCCCAAAAACTTGATCTGGCTGGCGATGATTTGCTCTGCCAGCATGATGAAAGTCGGGATTTTTTCAAGAGTGGCAGTATCGGTTCGCTCAAGATATGACGAGATATCTGCGACCAAACTGTCATAAGTCATAACCGCTGCTGTCGCCATCACCACACCTTTTTCTTGATTGATTCAGGCTGCGAGACAAATTGCTTGCCCTTTCGCATCCCCTCTCTCTTGGCTCTCGTGGTTGCCGCGTATTCAGAAGGTGTCAACTTCTCTCGTGCCTTTTTGGGCAGATACCGCTCGCCGGTTGCCTCAGACCCTTGAGTGGACGGCTTTCCAGACTTCGTGCCCCAGTCCTCTTTCGTCCACTTTGCAAGCGAATTATCCGCTTTCTTTGGCCCTTTGTAACCACCCCCAGAAGACTTGTATTTCTGCGTGGCAAGCTGCGCTTTTCTGGCGCTCCATTGGCCTGGAGAGCCGCCTTTCCCGCTTGCTTTGACCTGGGAGACGATCCTGTCCCACTTTGCCGGGTCTGTTTTCTTTGCGGTACTCATGATAGGAAAAAAGCCCTTTCTTCCCTGCGCCGACGATCCAGCCCAGCAAACACTTTTCCACCTGCCTTGTTCCAAAGTAGGAGGGCGTCTGCCGCGGCTTCCCATTCCCCACGGTTAGCCTTGATCCGCACCGTGCTGCGCTGAAGATTTCCAAGCCCTACGTTGTATGCAAAAGAGACCAGAGCGTCAAAGCGGCCTTGATGCCCAACAACGCCGGGAACAAGACGAAGAACACCGCGTTCAAAAGATGCGATGTCAGCGTCGAATAGATCATCAGTTTCTTGCTTGGCCCAGACACGATTGTCCTCCGGTCGTAACGGCATTTCTTCACGGATCATCGGCACAGACTTGTCCACTCGGGCCATCGGCAGACGAATCTGCTCTTGGTACAGCACATGACCGTATCCTATAGTCCACATATGCGCCGGACACAGGTACGGGCGGTTTCTGTACCCCTCGTACTTGTGCATCATCGCAGCAGCGGCCTTGCTCAGTTTCACTTCTTGCTCCACTGACGAGAGCCAAACCAGAAACCGATGATCCCGCCAAGCATCGCCATCTCGTCGCTGGAGAAGATCAGGCTGCTGTACTTGACCACATCGTCGATGCTTGTGATCAGCGTCGGGTGGTTCCATAGGTACACCGCCATGAAGGCGTTGATCAGCACAAGCTCAATCACGAAGATGTAGGTCACTGTCGGGCGCACAGTACCGACGTAGGACGCCACCCACTTGTGGGCCTTCTCCAGCACCTGTTCGTCATGCTTGAGCGCGGCCTCAGTCATCTGCGCCTCGGTCTGCATCATGACCTGATCCGTGCGGATTTCCTCGATCTTCTGCTGGGCGGCATACCCCTGGGCGGCCAAAGCCAACTCCCGCTCGTTCTGGAGCCGCGCAAGGGCAAGCTCGTGCTTTTGGTCGCTCTTGTTCTGAAAGAACTCAAGCAGCTTGGGCAGGCCGCTGATCAGCAGGCCGCCGAGAGTCGAAATCAGTGAAAGCATTACCCACCCCTTTTAGTTAACATTGCGCTGGCAATCTCCAGCATGAATTTTGTTTGCTCCAAGTTTGCCGGCTGCGCTGCCCAGCCAACCGTAACCTGCCCTACAAAACGGTGCGAGTCTGGCGGGACGCTGACGCGACAAGTGTACGTCACGCCCTTCTCAAGATACCAAAGCCCCACCTCTGATTGAGCGTAGCGGTACTCCCCGCATGGAATCTCGTTGGTCATCAGCTTGACCACGTCGGCGTTGTTCGACGAGTTGTGCGTGAACAGGCCAACGTCGATGTCCTCAATTGTCTTGTCTCGCCCGTCTTTTGTATAGGCTCTGTAGAGCGTTCGAGAGTTGAACAGCGGGTTGACTTTGAAGACCGCCACCACCGTTGCACCAGTTTGCTTAAACAGCATGGTCGCCGCATCATCGGCACGCTCTGTTCGTATCTCCGGCAGCTTCTGTGACTCCTTGTAAGCATCACGGATGAAGTCCTGGCTTTCATACAGGGCGTAACCAGCAAACGCAAACACCGCCATCAGGATCACCGCAAACAGCTTGAACGGTGAGTCCACATACCCCAGAATTTTGTCGAGGGTTGTGTTGGCGTTGAGCTTCTCGGTCATATATGCCGCTGCCCCATCTCAACTATGAAGTAAACGGTCAGGCCGAGAACAAATACTGACGTAAGGACGGCAATCGTGATTAAGATGATGTCGTCGATCTCTGACTGCCTGCGATTTGCTTCTGCCTTGCGTTTACCTTCGGCGCGGGCAGCATCGGCCTCCATCTGCTTGGCCCTGGCCGTGATGCGCGTCCACACGTCCATCTTATTGCTCTGGAAAAAGAGCATTTTGACTTGCTCTTCAAACTCCCGCGCCTGCTCAAGAGCAAGCTCAAGCTCCAGCGCCTTGCCAAGTGCCGACCCCTTAAACCCGCCTGTCTTGGCCTTTTCAACTACCTCGATGGCCTGCGCCTTGGCGTCAAAATACTGACCCAGAACTGGCCCCAAAGACTGCACGTCCTGTACAGTCTTGACCGCCTTCTTGACGAGGTTTACCGCTGAAGATACCGCAGCAAGGGCGGTGATGGGATCAATCACTTTGTCATCCAGATCGCAGCAAAAATGGTTCCTGCCATTGACACAAGCATGATGCCAGCGGTCTTAATCATGATGGCCTCAATGCGCTTCAAACGTGCATTGATCTGCTCGTATCGAAGGGCACAGACTTCTTCGTGTGTCGAGAGTCGTGCTTGTGTTGCGTCAACGGTAGACATATTTTTGCCTTTCAAATGAACATTAAAAACATATTTCCTGGGGTAAAAATCCACCCGGCGTTGTTGCCGTTATTCACATTTCCGCTTGTGAACAAAGAGTTCCATGTGGCCCCACCTGTGGCGTTGCTGTCTTGGATCGCCAAATACTGCGCATTGACCGTACCGGACGATTTTGACAGAGTAAACTGCGACCCCGGAGTGGCGCTGTTGATGGTAACCAAGTTGCCTGCGGTTCCAGCCAGACTAAAGTTGGACACGGTTTGTGTCGTACCGGCAGTGAAGGTCACCGTAGATGGTTGCACGGTGTCGGTGATGTCGTTGAAGGTGTTGGAGCCGCTGATGGTCAACGCCCCTGCGCCGCCTTGGTTGAGGTTGTAATAGGTCAAGCCGCCGCCAGCAAACGTCTTTGCCGATGTGCTTGTCATGGATACGGTGGAGGTACTTGGATTAAGAGTTAGGCCCGTCGTGGTGGCTGTATTCCATGCTGTTGCGCCGCTGCCAGATATAGTCCAAGTACCACTACCCATATTCAAAGTACGAGTGTTGCTGTTACTTGAAGTAAAAAAGCCTGCCGTTACATTGAAGTTTGCAGCGGTAAATGTGCCCTCAGTGAGAGTGAGCGTGCTGGCAGACCCTAATGTCATTGCATCAGCAAGCGTTACGGTAATCCCAGAGCCGTTAATAGTGGCGTCGCCAAGCGTCTTACCGTTGCTTGTAACTGTTCCTGAATCACGGAACTGTAAATTTAGGGCTGTGTAGGTTCCACCAGAAGAAAGCGTCAAATTACCCGCAATACGCGGAGCAGCACTTGCGCTGGTGACAGTGCTCGCGTTGCCCACAAAACTAACGTTCTTAAACCACGAACCGCCTTGAATGGTTAAGGTAGCCCCGCCAGCGTTAACTGTTAGATTGCAAGCTCTTGATACGTTTCCTGAGCTGCCAGTGTTCCCAAAAATTACAGTTGCCGTAACTCCCATATTGCGAGTAAAGCCACCCGTACCAGTCTGAGAAAACCCAGAAACATCGTTCATGGATAAAATAGTCGTCGACGAAAAGGTGCTAGTAAGCGCAATATTACCAGAACCAAAAGTGATAGCGCGAGTATTGGTGTTATTGGAAATAAAAACAGCCGTGCTTAGAGTGAAGTTTGCAAGGTTAAGCGTACCGGCAGTCAACGTGGTGCTATTAACAGACCCAGACCCTGTCGTCATTGCATCAGCAAGCGTGAGCGTTCCTCCCGGAATATTTATCGTTGCGTTGGCGATGGTTCTACCATTACTTGTAATCGTGCCAGAAACAAGGAAAGTTGCGAGAAAAGATGTGTAAGTGCCACCCGACGCAAGAGTCAGATTTCCAGCAATGTTGACACTGTTCGAAACCGTGCAGGTGGAACCCGTGAAGATGAGGTTTTTAAAGTAACTGCCACTTGTAAATGTTAATGCACTTGCACCAGCATTTACTGTCAGGTTTGGAGCGTTTGATGTAGTACCGCCTGTGGTTCCAAAAACCATAGTTGCCGTAGCCGCCATGTTTCTGGTAAACCCGCCCGTGCCAGTAAATGTAAATCCTGTGGCTGTTGCCATACTCAACACAGTCGTTGCGGCAGTTGTGCTGGTGAGCGCAATGTTGCCAGCGCCAAATGAAATTGCTCGGGTGGATGTTCCAGAGGAGGAAAAGATACCAGTGCTTAAAGTAAACCCCGCTAGGTCAAGCGTACCGGCAGTCAGTGTGGTGGTATTTGTAATACCTGTTGTCATTGCATCAGCAAGCGTAACAGTAATTCCAGTACCGTTAATTGTGATGGAGCCAAGCGTTTTACTAGCACTTGTTACCGTGGCAGTAGCGGTAATTGTGATCGTGCCCGTGTACGAAAAAGTCATACCCGCTACAAGCGTAATAGAGCCAGCCACGCTGATTGCCGCAGTACCCGCCAAAGTTCCAGTAAACCCAGTGCAAGTAATTGATTTGGCCCCCGTATTGCCAGTGCTTATGGTACAAGTACCTGTAGACAGGCTTGAAAAGAACACATCATCGGCAGAGGTAGGGACAGCCTCGCCGCCAGCACCGCCAGAGGTCAGCGCCCATTTAGAACCAGCCGTGCCATCCCACGCGGCTGTGCCGCCCACCCAGTATCTGTCAGCCATGCGTTACTCCTGTGGAGTTTCGACAACGGGATTGACCATTGCAAGCCAGTTGGTCAGGCGCTCTTGCTTCATGGCCTCCAACTGCTCCTCAGTCAAACCGTGGTCATCAGGCAGGTTCAAGGCATCGCAGAAAGAGCCAAACGGAGTGTCGAATTTGAAAATGATCTGCATGATTGCTCCTTATGCTTGGGTGGTTACGGCAACCACATCCCAGCGGGTGTTTGTCGAGTTGTAGATGCAACCAACATAGACCATCTTGTTGGCAGTCGTGGTTGTCGGCAAAGTGGTGCCAATCACGGTGTAAGTGGCATTCCAAGTGATAGCTCGGGCAGTACCGTTGTCCAAAATTCGCAGAATCAGCTTGTTGCCGTCTACTGGTGTTCCAGTTGGTGCCGCTACCGTTAGAGCTTGATCTTGCGCGGTCAGATTGTATTGATCGAACGCGGAGATGTCAGGAGTCAGCGTAGCAGTTGCAGCAGAAGTTGAGGTGCGAGGATCAATGCGCTTGTTGGTCAGCGTGGCAGTGCCATTGATGGTCGTGAAGCCACCCGTTGCGTTGGCGTTGTTGCCAAGAGCAGTGACAACACCCGTGCCGGTGGTGATCGTAGAAGGAGCAACGCCAGCCCCTCCACCAATGACCAAAGCGTTTGCAGACAGAAGGCCAGAGCTTGCCAGAGTTCCGGTGGCCGAATAGTACAGAACGCCGCCAGAGGTTCCAGATGTCAGCCCTGTACCTCCGTAGGCCACGCCCAAAGCATTCGTCAGGTTCAGCGTGTTGATCGTGGCTGTGGTGCCATTGAACGTGAAATTTGACGAACCGGCCAATGCTCCGCTGTTGTTGTACTGCACCTGAGTGTTGGTGCCGCCAATCGTGCCAGAGCCTTTGGTTGCAATGACCTGAACAACGCCGCTGCTGTCCTTGTAGAACAGTTTTCCATCGTTGGTGTTGATCGCCAACTCACCGTCCACAAGATTTGTGTTGACAGGAACGGCTGACAATGTCGTGCTGTAATACAGTTGAATTGGGGTGTAGCCTGACTGAGCCATCAGAAAGTTCCTCCGGAAATACCAGACGTTATTGCGTTGGTAGATGGATTGTAGGAAAGACCAGCATCAACCCCAAGGGCTTGATTGCCTGTTGTTGATGCGGGAACAAAAGGAATGAAAAAATTGGCATTTGTGGCCGTTGCTGTCGTCGCCACATTCACAGCATTAGTGGCTGTTCCAACCGTAACGCTTGATGGAGCCGACCATTGCGGCAAAGTTCCGCTTGATGTCAGCAGGTAGTCAACCGTGCCAACACCAAGTCTTGACAACGTTGTCGTTGCGCTCGCATAGACCAAATCACCGACCGCATACGTTGTCAGACCTGTGCCGCCATGAGATACGGCAAGCGTTCCGTCCAGAGTAATTGTTCCAGAAGAGGTGATTGGGCCTCCAGATGTCGTAAGACCCGTGGTGCCGCCAGAAACGTCCACCGATGTCACAGACCCCGATGTAACCGATCCCCACGCAAATGCAGAACCCGTCCAATACAGATAGGTGTTTGACAGCGTTGGAGAAGTCGCAAATGTGGTCGCGCCTGCGCCGGATTGGTACAAAAGCTGATTTGCGGCGCCTCCTGCCACATTGGTCGCCGTTGTCGCGTTGACGGCGTTGGTGGCGTTTCCTACGGTAATTCCGGCTGGGTCTGACCACTGCGGGGCAGAGCCGGTTGAGGTCATCACATAAGACGATGAGCCAATAGCCAATTTGCTCAAAGCAGAGCCAGTGGCGTAATACACCATGTCACCAGTGGTGTAGCTGGTCAGCCCAGTTCCCCCCAGGCTCGTCACCACAGGCGATGTTAGGCTAAATTGTGTCCCCGTGAGCGTCAAACCCGTACCGGCAGAATAAATCTGCGCTGAAGAAATCTGAACAAACGTGATGTTGGTCGTGCCGAATACGATGACGCCAGATGTGTTGCAGGTGTAGGTATCACCTGCGCCAATCGTGCCTTGCTGCACAAAAACAGTCGATCCTTCGCTCAAGCCGTTGGCGCTGTTGATGACATAAGTGTTCGCATCAGAAGAGCGGGTCAGCACCCAGTTGGTCGATACAGAGCCAACATTCGTTACCACATAGATGCCGTTCTGCGTCTGGTTGGCCTGCTGATAGATCAACACACGGTCATTGACCGCAACAGTCACACCATCAATCACCAATGCGGCTTGTGTACCCGCGTTGGTCAACGTGGCCCCAACACCAGCAACGCCGTTGTTGTAGGTCACCGTCAGAGCAATTGGCGACTCCACTCGCACAGGCTCGTGAAAGTGAATGCCAGAAGCCACCAAAGTATCAACATACTGCTTGGTTGCGGCATCAAGATTGGTGGTCGGGTCTTGCGTCAGCGTGATGGTCTGAATGCCCGCAAGCGTTGTTGCGGTGCCCCCCAGGCTGATTGCTGTCGTTCCAATAGTGACGGAATTGTTGGACAGCGCCCCGTTCGGGATGCTTGAAAAATTCGTACCCGTCAAGCTCGGTGATGTGCTGTAAGACGGAGTGGTGCCGCCAACCAAAACGCCAGAGCCAGCAGGAAGCAGCGCAGTGGCCGAGCCGCCAGTCTGATAAGGAATTGAGCCTGCCGCGCCACCGGCAATGTTGGTGGCAGTTGTGGCGCTTGTTGCTGTGCCCGCGCTAGTGGCTGTTGTAGCCGTTGCAGCGTTGCCGCTGATATCAATGCTCCAGGTGCCGCTTGCGCCCGTGCCATCGGCCTTTGGGGCGCCCACGGTGGCATAGTCAACAGTCAGAGCAGAAGCGCCGTTGAAGCTCGACCCTGGAGAACCTCCTCCGGAGGAATTGAACGTGACGCTGTTAGCCACCGATCCGGCCTGTCCGGTGGTGTTCTGATTGAGCGTAGGCACATCCGCGGCAACAATTGTGCGAAAGCTCGGAGTTCCGGTCGCCCCATCTGGCGATGCCAAGAAATGATTGGCCGTTTGAGTCGCCCAAGCTCCCGTCAGCGTTCCAGACGTAGTTACCGGAGAGTTGGTCACCACGAAATCTGAGGGCAGCGACAAACCAACAGACGTAACAGTGCCGCTGCCGGGGACGGTCGTCCATATAAATTGGGAGCCTGTCCAGCGCAAATAGGTGTCATTGACCGATGGCGCGTCAATAAAAGATGTGGCATCAGGCGCAGTCTGATACGCAATCTTGTTCAGTGCCCCGCCTTGCAAATTGACAGCAAGGGTAGGAACGCCTGTCAAGGTGATCGTTCCGCTTGATGTGATCGGCCCACCAGAAAACGATAGACCAGAAGATGTGCTTGCAAGGTCTACCGATGTGACGGTGCCATCGCCAATTCCAAAATTCGTCCATCCGGTGGTATAGCCCTCAAACCTTGTGGTCTGCGTGTTGTATCTAACTTGCCCAGCAAAAGGCAGAGCAGCGCGTTCTGCTGTCGTGCCTTTTGGCAACACAACACCTTGCACACCGGGAAGAATCGGGTTGCTGGCTAACCCAATGATCGGGTTCGAGGGGCCGCCAGGACTGGAGACAGTGATCTGATCGCTCGTGCCCTGCAAATCCACAGATGTCACGCTGCCTGCGGTCAAAGCCAGAAGGCCGCTTGAGCCGCCAAGGGTTTGCAAGTCCAAGACCCTGCCGCTCAAAGCAACCGTAGGATTTCCAGAAACACCGTTGCCATTGGTTATGGCGATGCCGCTAGAACCCGATAAAAGCGTCCTAGGGACAATATTCCCACTGACCTTATAGAGTAGGCCTCCCGCAGCGTTTTGAAGGCTCAGAGCCGTTCCTGTAAGCTCTACGCTCAACGTAGACAACGCCCCGCCATCGACCAGAGTGATGCCATTGTTGCCAGACAGCGCCCTGCTGTTGGGTAGGGTCGGCTCTTGATTGACCGTCAGAAATGTCTGACTCTGGCTTGGAGACGCAGAGACAGCGGATGTCGTTGTTCTGACAGTGATGCCTTGCTGAACAATGGGAACGAGTTCAGTGCCATCCAACGGCTGTGCAGCAGGCAGTTGACTGATTGAAATGTTTGGCATTACTGAGGCTCCGGGGTTATCTCAAGCCCGTCCAGATTACCATTGTTCTGTGGGGTTTGAGTGTTGCCCTCAGTGGAGACGACAAACCCTCCGTAGGCACCACCAGTTCCAAGAATATCGTTCGGATTGGTTGCAACGCTCACATCAGGACGAGGGAATCGAAGGTTGATCCGCTCCGTCTTCCTAGCTGGCAAGCGATAAGGATCAAGCTCATCGCGGCAGTTTTCCTGACATACCATCAGGCCAGGGAAGTTTCTGTCAGGCCCGAGCGTTGCATGGGGGCGCTTCATCTTGCACCGATCACATACGGCAATCGCTATGTCAGAGTAGCCGAGGGTGTCGAGGAAACGCGGCATGACTTACCTCGTATAGACGCTGATATTCGGGGCAAAATAGATTGGCGATTTGTCGCGCTCTTCCTGTTCTGCTCGGTTCAGATGCTTTTCAGCTTGGCCCTCAAGGTACTGAATCCTGGCGGTATCAACCCCAGGAAGCTCCAGAGCCATCTTGTGCGACAGCATATTGAGGATGGCTTCATACCATCTCTGAGGGATTTCAATCTCGTCGGTCAGATCGCCAACATCCATGATCTGGCGCGAGTACCACACCGTCATCTGGATGAACGGATCGCTCGGTGTCGGCCACAGATAGATCGTTGCCTGGGGGATCGTGCGGTCAAACCAGAATTGATACGGCTGATTCGCTGTGAAGTTCTTGTTGGGCAGATTCGTGTAATCGTCACGGTTCAGGCGCGACATCTGGATTTCACGGCTCATGTTGCCCACATAAAACTCGCGCACCACCAGCGTATTGCCCCCGGTTTCCCTCATCCGGTAGTATTGAATGGTTGCGCCAGGGTCAATGTCGTACCAGAGCCATTCATTGTTGACCCAGGTCGTCACTCCGGTGTCTTCCAGCACCGTCCAGTTGGTTCCATCGGTGCTGACTTCGAGCAAGATGTGAAATTGACCCGACACGCCAGGAAGAATGCCGATTGAACCGGCATAAACATCGTTGTTTTGACCAAAATTGATGCCAATGTTGCCGTTCGGGGCAGTTTGGGTCACCATCGTGTCCACATTGTTGTCAAATGCGTTGACCGTGACACCAGAAGACGAAAAATACCCGCCATCAGAGTTTGGTGTGGGCCTTTGCATCTGCCGATACAGCACATTGAGGGTATCAACTCCCCCAAGCGGCAGCAAATACTGGTATTGATCTGGTTTCAGACCATAAACCTTCTTCTCGATGGCCCAATATTGAATGCCGATGTTAATCAGGTCGCTCAGAAGGAAGAAAAGCGACTCCTTGGCACTCAAAACCTGCTCAGAAGTGAGTTCCTCGGCAAGTTTCCCCGCCCGACGCGCCCCATGATCAATGAATTTTTGAACATTGAGTACAGTTGTTCCGACGGTTCCCGAGTAGGCCATATCAGCACTTCCATCTGTTTAAAGCCGCCGCCTTGCGTGTTGGCTTGCCCTTTTCGTCTTTCATCGGCCCAGGCATACCCGACATCCTGGCGCAAAATGAATCCTTGCGTGCGCCGCCTTGAGGCTGCGGTGCCTTCAAGTTGCTGCCCGTTGCCGCATTGTATTTCGCCCGGCCCTTGGCTGTAAGCCCAGCGCCCTTCTCAACAGGCAACTTTTCACCGCGACCGACAGCAAGAGACACCCCGCCGCTCTTCATTTTTTTCTCAGAAAACATCTTCTCAACCATGCCCAGCCGTTGAGGCTTAGTCGTGACATCGTTGACGATTTTCAATCGCTCAGATTTGCTTTTGGATGGCTCATAAAAACCAGCTTTTTTCAAGGATTGAGCTACGCCGCCATCTTTCATTTTTTTGTCGGCCTTGACAAATTCTTTGCCGACCTTTTGTGGCACACCACCAAAGCCGCCCTTAGTGTGGGCAGCCGCTTGCATCAAACGATGTTGGGCTAGTGATTTGCTTGGCATGATCAGTCCGGGTTCTTGATGTAGATTCCTTCAAACTCAGCAGATACGTTTGAAGCTCCGGCTGAAGCAACTGCCCTAATTTCAATGTCTGTTTTTTCAGAAAAGAAAATAGGTGTGTGAAAATCAATCACAAAATCTCCGTTACCGGCAGTTCGCACAGAACTTTGTATTCTAAACACACCATCAAGTGGGCGTTCAATCAACTGAAAGTTTGTCGATGCGTTTGCGGTTGAGTTTGCAGATGAGTAGTAAATTCCAGTCAAATAGAAGGTATAACCGGCTGGCACTGTCCAAAACGCCATCTGCGTTTGATTTGCGGTAAGTGTAATCATGCCGTAAATGTTTTCAGGCACACCAGAAGTAACAGTGCCAGTACCAGCGTAAATAGTACCTGCGGCAGTTGCGCCAGAACCAGCAGTAACAACATACATGCGAAAAATTCGCAGAAAGCTGTTAGTTGTGTTAACTTCAGTTTCACCGTTCAAGGCCACCGTTTCGTTGATTTTGTTGTAGTTGGCATCAAGACCAAAAATTGCAATAGTTCTTGCGCCAGTTCCATCAGCCGCGTCATCCGCGCTGGAACTAGAAATTTTCATAACAGTTGCGGCAGCAGGATACGCATATGTCCCACCTTGCGCCCAAACTGTTTCGATAGACGTGCCGACATTACCGTTAATGCCGAATTTAAACAAGGCATTGTGACCATCAACTTGCCCACGGGCCACCTGCAACTCAAACGGCTCATACGCGCCCTGACGGGTCGCGGAAGAATATGTTCCCATTTTTCAATCCTCAAGGAAAGCGGGGGCCGAAGCCCCCACCTTGTTTCAGCATGACGCTAAACCACCGCGTTTCTTGGGAGTCACAGTTACAGACTTTTGAGTCTCGGTGACCGACCCTTTAGGGGTCTCATCTTTGATGCCAAGCATACTCTTGGCTCCGCGGAAAAGCCGACGAGGGATGGATCGAATAGCTTTCGCCATATCCATTTCTCCCTCAGACGGGCCGATGCTCTTGTCATACGCACCTTTTGACAGGTCTTCAACAACCGCACCGCCATCAGCCTTCTTCACGCTGCCACCTTTTTTGAAGGTGCCAGACAGTTGATTAATGCTGACAGGAGCCGATGGCTTTTTACGGCCTTGGGGCATCGCTACGGGCTTGCCTGTATCAACAAGCCCCCCCGTAGCGTAGGCTTTTTTTGCGGAGCCACCTTTCTTGTAGCCGCCAGCATTGCCTTTGCGAACTTCACCCGTAGTGGTGTTGGTAACACCGGGAGGAGTCGAAGAGACGTTGCCTTCAACGCCGCCACCCTTGGCAAACTTTTTGACGCCGCCACCCTTTTTGTAGCCACCGTCGTTGCCCA